CTGTCCAAGCAATTGCTAAATATTTTATGGCCTTACAAAGGTCTCCTGCAAAGGTAAAGAGGCTTTGTTCCTATATTTACTGATGTTTACATTTTATCAGAGGTTTCAAACCTTAAATTATATAGCTAGTTAGCAGAGTTTCCCAAATTATGCCTTTCAATCAATTCTAAAATTCTATCAAATGAAATTTTTCTTCTGAGTTCAGTGCATGCACTTTTACAAATTTTGATATTCTTAATTTCATTTACAATCTCTAAAAGAACTTTTTTATCTTCGCCAAGTGATTCTGCTAACCAAAGTAATGTTTCTGGACGTCCAAAATTATTATACATAACTCTTGCACTATTATTAGGTTTATGTTTAAACCGAGTAATCCCTGTTGTTGGTTGATGAAGACACCAAATGGTGAGATGTTCACGTTGACAAGTCCACCATCTTCCTCCTTTTTGTCCATAATTCTTGTCAAATTCAATAGCAATTGGGGTGTCAATAGAAATCATACTTATTGAGCGCCCAAAATCAAGTACATTCATATCATTTATTTGCTTATCCATAGGTAATAACTATCTCTCTTTCAAAGAAAAAATTCCTATTTATCTGTACGTTGTATAAACAATCTATAATTTGGATTATCAATATTTTGCCTGTAACATAATAGTTGCATCAGTATAAGAATAGGCGATTGGCAAATCCAATCGCCCATTTTTATTTTACACCGCTATATAAGTCTTTTCAACACATTCGCCTGTATCAACCGTACATTTTTCTGTCGCAGGTATTCGAGGTACTCATTGGTTTTGAAGAAGCCACGTCCGATCTGTGAAATATCATCTACCAGCAAGGCATCAATCTTGCCTGATTCTACGATGTCCGATATTTTTTTCAGACCGCCACGGTGAATGTCAGAACCGCTTGCATATTCATGTACTGCACACTCAACAGTATGACCTTGATTTTTGGCAAGTATGTTTAGTATTTCCGATTTACGTTCCATGACATCCTCCGACAATTGGCTCGGATTACCAACACGGCAATATATAGCTACTCTCATGCGGTCACCTCACATTCTTTCTTCATTGCATCCGTACCGAACAAATCCCCAAAGGACCATTGGATATGTACAGAGCCGTCTTTATTCAGGTAAATAGTATCAATCAGCATACCCAGCAATTCTTTTTTCAATGTACCGCACTGGCTTTGCTCTATGAACGCCTCCTGTACATCACTTTCTTTGGACAGCAGGGTTTGGTGTGCCGATTGGATTTCAAGTTCGATTTTTTGTGATTCCTGCTTTAGCTTCTCAATCTCGACATCTACCTTTTCCCGTAATGCCAGGAAGTCAGCTTTGTCAATCACTCCGTCCACATATTTTTCATAGGCAGATACTTTGAAAAGCATACGTTTGTCGATTACGGTCTGAATATCCTTTAGCTGCTTTTGCTTTTCCAGTATGTTTTCCTTCTGCTCATTCCGCGACATATATAGTGAAATATCCGAAGCCTTGGTTATGGCTTCTATGACCGATAAAAGCTTTGTTTCCAATTCCGCTTCTGTTATTCTACCCTTGAAACACTTACATTCACTTATTTGATTTTTGGTCTTACAGAAGTAGAACACACCGGATTTCAATCTTTTCGATGCAAGAGCGCGTTTGCATACTGCACAGTGAAGCTTGCCGGACAGGGCAGAGGGTTCCTGTTCTGTTTTTGGACACTTTTTTTCTAGTTTTGAAGAAATCCTCGTCTGCACTCTGTCAAAAAGCTCCTGAGATATAATAGCTTCGTGATGATTTGGAATGACAATCCATTCTTCCTTCGGCAGATGAATCCGCTTTTTGCTACCTACACGTACAGGCTTGGTTTTACCATATTCAAAGTACCCAAGATACCTTTTGTCTTTCAGTATCTTGTTTATGGTAACTCCAAACCAATATGCCTGACCTCCTGCAATACGCCATGCAATGTTTTCGCCGCACTGTATTCTTAACATGACGGGAGAGGGAATGTTCTCGTTATTCAAGGTCCGGGCTATTGCTGATTTACTCATTCCATTGTCTGCCATTCCAAATATTCTTGCAACGACAGGAGCAGCTTCTTCATCAACAACTATCCGCTTTGAGCCATCGCAATTGACTTTCCGGTAGCCATATGGAGCATAAGCCGCTAAATACTCTCCCTGCTGTGCCTTTGTATTACGCCCGCTAATGGCTTTTTCCGACAGGTCTTTGCTGTAAAGGTCGTAAAGCAGGTTCTTAAACGCTACATCTATATTCCCGACTGTGCCAAAACCCTTGCTGCTGTCAAACCCGTCATTTACTGAAATAAACCGGATACCGAGAAACGGAAAAACCTGTTCAAGATAGTTGCCTACCTCAATGTAATTACGTCCAAAGCGGGAAAAGTCTTTTACAATAATGCACTGGACAATTCCAGCATTTGCTGCTTCAATCAGGTTTTTGATGCCGGGCCGGTCAAAGCTCGTGCCGCTATATCCGTCATCACAAAACTCAATTGTCTGGGCTGTGGCAAATTCCTCATGGGTGCGGATGAAATCTTGCAGTATTTCTCTTTGTCCCGTGATACTGCTGCTTTCATCAATCACACGTCCCTCCGTGTCCCTGTCCTCCTGCGATAAACGAAGATATAAGCCTATAATGCAATTCATCATACGGCCTGCACCTCCACTTCATTCCGGGCTTTAAGATATGCAGCCAGCTTCTCGTATTCGTCCTGATGCTTGAAGGTTATTTCTATGCTTTTGCTCCCAAGCACTTTAGCACACGCAATTAACTCTGAAATCATTTCTTTAGTGACTTCTTTTGCTTCCTCATATCTCTGGAATGTGGTAATCCATTTGTTGTTTGGGGACAGCGTTTCGGTAAAAGCGTCCATTTCTGACTGAAGCGTGTTTAGGCGTTCCTGCATTGCCAAAATATCCTGTTCATATTTACGCTTGGCATAGATGTAGTCGGTTTCTGTCATCAGCTTGCCTACATAATCCTCGTACAGGGTATACTTCCTGTTGGACGTATTTTGCAGCGTATGATTGATGCTTTCAATTTCTCTGCATATTTGATTCTGCTTTTCCTGGTGTAACGGCGCTTTTACAGTCTCACCGATAATCCTCTGCATATCGGAAGCCACTCTTATCTGAGCCTGTACCGCTTGTTTGATGCCATCTATCACAAAGTCATACTTAATATCTGGGGTGGAGCAGAAGCCCTTTTTTCTGTAACGGTTTAAGCAGACAAAAAGGTAGGCATATGGCTGTCCGTCCTTTTTGCGGGTTCCGGCCTGAAAACTCAGTTTTGTGCCGCAATCACCGCAAGTCATAATCCCCTTCAAAATATTTTCTTTGTGATCGCCATATTTTTCTCTTGAGGCTTTCAGCCGTGCGTGATACCACTGCTTGGACTGTTCAATCAATTCCTGTACTCGGTAGAAGCTATCACTGTCGATGATAGGCTCATGGGTGTTTTCAACAATAACCCAATTCTCTTTCGGGTTTTTATAGGTCTTTATCCCTTTATAATAGGCGGATACGTTTTTCCTCTGCGTGATATTGCCAATGTATGTGGGACTTTGTAGTATGTTAGATACGCTATGTACGCTCCACAGCTTTGTCCTGGCATAATATTCATTGGTGACAATACCTTTATCATAAAGGTATCTGCTGGGAGGGACAATGCCCATCTCGTTCAACCTACACGCAATAGCAGTAATGCCAATGCCCTCAAGCCTCATACGGTAAATTTCACGCACCACCGGGGCGGTTTCTTCATTAATGATCAGCTTATTCCTGTTGCTCGGGTCCTTTAAATATCCGTAGGGTACAAAATCACCGATGAACTGTCCTTTTTTCTGTTTGATTTCATAGGCAGCACTGATTTTTTTTGATGTATCCTTTGCATAGCTGTCATAAACCAGGTTTTTCAGCGAAACCATCAGCCCTTCGTTTGCGGCGGAAGGGCTGATGCTGTCGTAGCCGTCATTGACAGATACAAAGCGCACACCAAGATAGGGAAATATCTTTTCAAAATAGTTTCCCGTTTCAATATAGTTACGTCCGAAACGTGACAGGTCCTTTACGATGATGCAATTGACTTTACCCTTGCGCACGTCTTCCATGAGCCTTATGAAATCGAGGCGATCAAAGTTTGTACCTGACGCTCCATTGTCCAAATATACATCGTATAGCTTGAATTCAGATTTTCCCTCAATATACTTTTTAAGCATCTGAATTTGATTATCCATAGAGTCAGAACCAACGTTATTGTCCTCTCCTGAAAGCCGGGCATATATGGCAGTATCATAGGTTTTTTTGGTGATTCCCACTGCCTGCTCCGGCATATTGTCTTTTCTTCTACTTGTCCTTGCCATAATCACACCGCCTTTCTTTCGGCAGAATGGCTATCCGAAGCAAGCTGTCCGACTGCTTCAATGAAAGCAACAGCCCTGCCAAATTCAATTTGATACTTACAATGTACATCTATACATTTGGAAGCAATAACATTGATGTGGTCTATCATTGTTACCAAAGCTTTCCGTGTCAGTTCCTCAAAATTGTGGTATTCCTTGAAGCGTTCAATCCAATAGCTGTGATAGCGGCTGTTTTGCAGCAGGTTCTCGATTTCCTTCTGAAGCTTTTCCGCCGCCCGTTCTGCTTCCTTCGCTTTCTGGGAATAGACACGTCTCATGTCTTTGTAGTCGGCACTGCTTATCAAGCCGTCTGTATAATTCTCATAGAGCGAAAGCTTTAAGCTGTTACATTTGTCGATTTCCTCCTGCAGCTTGATAAGGCGCTTGTCAATTTTCTGCGCTTCAACACGCTGCAAAGGCAGTGTTTCAATGTATCTCAACATTTCATCGACATTGACAACCTCCTCGATATGTTTCCGCAGCGCTTCCAATATGCCGGTTTCCAAATCCCCATGACTGATGCGGTGGTTATGGCATTTGGTTTTGTCCTTTTTATATGTCGAGCAGATATAGTACACATAGTCTTTGCCATCACGCCGGATTAGCTTGCGTATCATGCTTTCACCGCAATCGCCGCACCGGAGGATACCCGAAAAGAGATAAACCCCGTCTTGTTCTGATGGAATGCGGGTATCGGAGATCAGCAACTTGTTGACGGTGGCAAAGTCCTCTCTGGATATGATGGCCTCATGTGTATTCTCCACCCTCGTCCAGTCTATCTTTGCTTTCTTCATGCGCTTTTTCAGCTTATGATTGGGGGATGAAGCCTTGCCCTGCTCTAAAACTCCCGTATAGATCTCGTTTTTCAATATCCTGCTGACTGTCTGTGAAAACCACTTTGATGAGTGCCTCACCTTGAAGGTTGTCGTATAGGCCATGTTTAAAGACTTCTTATATTCCATAGGAGACAGTACGCCCAAACTGTTTAGCTTGTCTGCTATGCCCTGGTTGCTCATACCGTCCAGCTTTGGAGTGTACACAATTTGATAGACACTAAGAAACCTTTTATAATGGCAATATAAAGATGAAAGGTTAGGTGTAAATATGGCAAAAGTTACAAATTATACTCCAGAATACAAAAAGGAAATAATCA